CAGAAGAATTTGGCTACGATGTTAAGTTTTTAACTGCTATCCCTAGACAAAATGATGTGCCTTGGGCATTTCATGATAAAACAGAATGGATCAAAGCACGCTGGCCTAATATCCCTGTATGGTTTGGTCCTTATAGCAACGACAAGCAACAACACTGTCGCCCTGGTGATATTTTAATCGACGATCGTCCTAGCAACATCTATGAATGGAATGCTGCAGGTGGTATTGGAATATTACACGTTAATTATAACGTAGATGAAACGCTGATTAAACTATCTAGTGTAGTGTAGCGTCTGCTGGACGAATATTTTCAGAGGATAGTTTAACTAAGAATTTAATAATATCTTCTATGTTAGGGTTAACTTCATCATCGTCTTCTAGAGTTTCTGGAAAACTAATACCTTTAAGTTGACCTTCTGAGTTTATAACAAAAACAAAATCTTCTGGTTGTATATCATCAAGAACATCGTATTCATCTAGATCTACTTCTATATCCATAAGTTCTTCTGTAGTTTTTGCCACGATAGATCTCCTAGTTAACCTACTGCTTGAGGACTGCTACCACTTAGTTGTGCGTCTAATTCCGCTTTCATTTGCGGTAATGCTTCATAAATTTGAGGAGCCGCTGAGGTAGCATCTCCCGACTGTTTCGCCGTTGATAGAAGTAGTGTAGCGTAGCTGCCGCTGAATAATACCGAATATGGAGGGTTACCTGCCAAATTGGTTGTTTCACCGTTTATAAGTTTCCATGTTTGTTCCCAGGCATTGGGACCTGTAGCTGTTGCTTCTACAGTTATATAACTACCGGTAACACTGCCGGGTGGACGATCAAATCTTCTAGAAATTGTAATTGGAAAATCTACATTGACTTTACCCGGAGCCGGACCCGGAGGTGTAGTGACTATTGGTTTTATACCATTATCTTGTAATAATTGTTTGTTGCGACCTTCGGCTAAGCTGGCTTTAATTGCTTCGCCATACGGAGTATTGGGATTGGCTAGATTGTTTAATACATCACCTATTCCGCTACCCCCTGTATCTGCTCCAAACTTATGTAGGTTCTGTGCAAAGTTCATTGATGAACCTAGGTTATTTTTTACAGGATTAGTAAAATCAACACCTGCCGTAGACCACAGCGATGTTGCGTTTGCTATCGACGAAGTCAAAGCTGAAATAGCCGCAGTAGCGTTAGTAGTAACATTTTGAAGGAAACTAATAATACTAGGCCCACCGGATAAATGTTCCGTAAAATCACTCATATTAGGCAGGCCTTTAGGTCCACTACCAGTACCTGTCATGTTATCAATTATACTTTGATGGTCACTGATTAATCCGCCTAGACTTGGGAAAGTTGCTGTAGCTAACGGAGTTGATACTGATTTTATTTGTCCGAACAAACCAGGAGCTTGACTAGAATCTTTAAGAGTGCTTGCTCCTAGGTCAGTTAGGTGCGTGGTCAAGCCACTTACTCCACTGGTTAGTCCTGAGATATCTGATGTAGGTGCTAGTTTAGTTGGATCTGATAACTGAGCTAAATTTTGAATTCCACCTGCGCCAACTACGGAAGGAACCTGGCCAGAACCAAATGCTGTGCTAGCTGTACTAGAACCTTGTGTTACTGTTCCTTCTACAGTAGAACCCACTGACGATGCGGCACCTGCAAACGCATTATTAGTATATAAACTACTATCATCACCATTATAACTAGGTAATCCGCCAGGTGGAGTAACTCCAAATTGATTAGCTACTACATTTAATGTAGTTGGATCAGTGATAGTTTTTAAAGAATTTGATATTTGATCTTGATATACTGTATCATTTAAATTTTCTAAATCAACCCCGTTAGTAGTTAAAATTTTATTTACATCAGTAGCATTAGATAATTTATTATTCTGTAAAGATTGAACTAGACCGGTGGGTGTGCCAAAGTTCTTAAGATCAACTCCATTGAACATAGAACCACTAGAACTTATTATTGATCCTGCTGATCCTAAACTGCCAAGCACATTGGTCATGCCACGATCTACACTACTGCCCATGTCAGTAACTCCGGCACCCAAATCACTGTAGTTAAGGTTGGCCATAAAGTCTGAACTAGCACGTAGATCTTTAGCATCTTGTATATGCCCATGAGCTTGATTTAAGAAATCACCAAATGCAGCATGGTTTGGTGATCCACTAAATCCTAGACTAGACTGTAAGGTAGTTAGAGAGGTAATAGCCGCGTTGGCCTGTACATTAGCTGATGAGTTGCTATAGGCAATGTTAGCTAATTGCGATAGTGTATCTTGTACTGGTGCCGCTAGTTGTAGAGCAGATCCTTGATTGATACCAATCATAGCAGTGAACGTGCTAGGTGTCAAACCAGCGGCGGGGGTAGCCAAAGTAACCTTTAGATTATTTACTATGGTACTTGCTGATTTGGACGTTACAAGATCTGATATTGCCATTAATTATTCCTAGGTAATAATGCCGCCTGCTGTAGCTGGTTTAATACCAGTTGTTGTTTCAATGTAGTGATCTTCTACATCTTTAACAGTTGGAGCATGTAGCATAACATGAGTTTTGTCAATGCTTATACTCTTATTTAAGTCACTAGTGAATAGACTTTGCACTAGACCAAGGCCTTTAGCACTTGGAATTACTGTACATGGTTTACTTACAGTAAAGGCAGTAGCACTATCTTCTACAATTTTGGCAACCAATTCGTCGCCATTAACTAACTTAAGTGTTACTGTTTGATCTTTTTTATAACCTTGTTTCTCAAGCATTTGTTGCTCCTATGCGTTCTTGAATTTGATCAGCGTTTAATTTTGCCAATCCTTGATATCCACCTTCTACTAACAACTTGCCGTTATTGTAGATCTGTGGAGCTGTGCGGTGACCTTCATTGATCAACCATTCACGTGCTTCTGGATTCTCATCGATTTTAATTTCTTCGTACTCGAACCCATTAGTCTTTAGGTAGTGTTTTGCTTTATCGCAAAACGGACAATTATTTTTTGAATATACTGTTAACATGGTTTTTCTCTTATAAACTTGGTAATGCGTCGTAGTCAATAGCGTCGCCCATAACACCAATGACGTAGTTAGTTGACTCTGATTCTTGTAGGGCTGTTTGTTTCTTGCTGGTATCGCTGTGCTTGTTAAACCAAGGAATAGGAGTAGTCTTTGGTGCTGGGCTTTGGTATTTAATACCGATAGCTTTTAAGGCATCCACGGCTGTATAGTCAACAAAATCTTTAAGAATATTAGCATTTAATCCAATAACTGGACCTTTTTGGAACAGATAATCGGCCCAGTCTTTTTCTTCCTTGATAACGCTCAAGTACATGGCATATACTTCTGCTTCACATTCTGCTTTGATGTCAGTAAAACGTGGATCTTCTTTGACTACTTGATTAATTAAGAACGCTGTCCACTCTTTGTGTAGCAGTTCGTCTTGTAGGATCAAGCTGATAATGTTACCATTACCAATAAAGATCTTGTTCTCAACCATGGCCAAACTTGTAGCAAATGATACCATAAAGCGGAATGCTTCTAGGCCATAGCTAGCATGTAAAGCTAACCAAATAGCTTTGATGTGATCACGCTCTGCTACGGCTTCTCCCATTTCTTTGCGACAGTTAATTTGATGTAGCGCATCATAATAGTCACCGATGTTACTGGCCATGCCCACAATCTCAGCAGTGTCATGAATAGTATTGAATACATCTTTAGGCACATTGTAAATATTGCGGATAATATGACTATAGCTCTTACTGTGAATATTAGTTTCAAAGAAACTCCAATTACTGATCAGTGCTTCTAATTCCGGAATACTCACTACAGGGCCAAATACTTGGTTAGGTGCTCGGCCTTGTAGGCTGTCTAAGGCTGTTTGACGTAATAAGTTACTGGTAAAGATATGACGAACTGCATCTGATGCATCTTTAAAATCATTAGCATCTTTGGTTAGGCTAACTTCTTCAGGTTGCCAAAAGAATCCACGGGCTGTGGTTTCAAAGTTAGCAACTTTGTTATACTTAACTTCTTCAAAGCGTTGGATAGTCACAGGACCTGCTGGATCAAGGAACATCTTACGTTGTAGATAATTTGTTTTAGTACTTAGGTTGTATTGTTCTTTTGACATTATAACTTACAGCTTTCGCAGTCCTCTTCAATATATTCTTCAACGGTTTGTGTTTGTATTGGTGTTGCTTCTACATCTGCCTTGGCGCCTTGTTTGTTAATTAGGCTATAATAGAATGTTTTAATACCCCAAGCATGTGCCTGCATCAAGTTCTTAGCAATTAGTGTTGTTGGTACTTTACGATCTGCCCAATGTGCTGGATTGTAAAAAGTGTTAGTACTTATACTTTGATCAACATAGGCTGCAATTACCGCCGCCGTTTTTAAGTAAGCATCACAGTCAGTTTGTTCCCACATCAATTGATATTTGTTTTTTAATTTGTGATATTCTGGAACAACTTGAATAAATGATCCTGCTTTTGATTCTTTAACTGAGATCAAACTCATTGGCATTTCAATACCATTAGTTGAGTTAATAACAACACTAGAACTTTCAACTGGCGCCACTGCCATTAAAGTGGCATTACGTACACCATGTTGTTTCATATCAGTGCGTAGAGTTTCCCAATCCAATTCTGGAGTAAAGTCAGCAAGTTCATTAACACCTTTAGCACGTAATTCCCAAGGAAACGTACCTTGTCCGTAACGTGTTTTTGCTGAATCTTTACATGCGCCACGTTCTTTTGCTAGTTCTACTGTGGCTTCTGTTAGATAAAATGCCTGATGCTCCATCCAACTTTTAACTTCTTGTAGGGCATCCTTATCGCCGTATTTGAAACTACGTTTTGCGTGCCAATAAGCAAGGTTAGTAATACCAATACCTAAAGGTTGTATTTCATCGTTAGACAATTTACTTTGAATACTTAAGAAATCCTGATAGTCAAGTATATTGCATAAACTACGTTGAAGGATGCGGCAAGCACGGCGCATATCTTCAGGATTACGGAAAGCCCCCCAGTTGATCGATCCAAGGGTGCAAAGAGCAATACGTCCATCAACGTCATCCAAACGTTTAAAAGACTTAGTAGGAAGTAAAATTTCACAGCAAAGGTTACTCTGATAAATTGTATGATACTCAGGATCAAATGGACCTTGATTCATAACGTTGTCGATAAACACTAGATAGATACGACCAGTGTCAGTACGTTCTTTTAATATGCCACCTTTAAATACTTCTTCCGCTGACATTACTTTTTTACGTAGACCAGCTTTCTTTTCATACTTAACATATAACTCTTCAAATAGTTCTGTATTGCTGTAGAACGCTTCGTATAGGTCAGGTACTTCATTAGGATCAAAGAATGTTATGTTTTCTTTGTTTTTGAAGCGTCTCCAGAAGAACGCCGACAATACGACACCATAGTCCATATGACGCACACGAGTTTCCTCAGTGCCCTGATTATTTTTAAGCACAATAAGATCATCAAACTGGTGATGCCATATTGGATAAAACACAGTAGCTGACGCATTTCTAATTCCACCTTGTGAGCAACTTCTCAAGTCACCAAACCATTTCTTAAGGAAGGGGATCATGCCTGTGTGCATAATTTCCCCGCCTCGTATAGGACTACCCAATGGACGTAGTCGTCCAATTTCTAAACCAATGCCAGCACGTTTGCTAGCATACTTGGCCATCATTTCTCCACTAGCAAAGATGCTATCCAAATCGTCATCGCTACGGATAAGCACGCAACTACTAAATTGTTTTGTAGGAGTGCCCAAGCCAGCAAGCACTGGAGTAGCAAGAGTAAAAAGACCATCGCTAGCCGCATTATAATATTCCTTGATATACTTTAATCTATTATCTGTTTCTTTGTGCATTACTGTTGCGGCCGCAACCATATAACGAATTTGTGGTGTTTCGTAAATTTCTTTTGTAGCACGATTGCGCACTAGGTATTTTTCAATGAGTTGTTCAATAGCCGCATATGAATAGGTTTCATCCTTTTCATGATCCAGCATGTCATTCATCTTATTCCATTCTTCTTCTGTATACCAAGTAAGAAGTTCTGGAGTATATAAACCTACACCTACGTTCTTTTTAACAATGTCGTAGAGGTGGGGAACATTATAATCACCATATACATCCTTGCGTAGCATACTAACACGCTGTTTGCCTGCTACATATTGGTAATTAGTGTGGCCAACATCTGGATTTTGTTCGATGTCGATTAGGTCCACAATAGCACGTAAGGTTAATTCGTCGATCTCTCGTGTGCTAATGCCATCATAGAAATGCGGCTGGCTTTTGATTTCGATCATTGACTGACTTACATCAGCTATGCCTGCACATACTTTGCTAACCTGTGCTTGCCATTTTGTAACATCTAGTGGTACTTTTGCTCCACTGCGCTTAGTGACTTGAATATTGCTCAACTTGAATGCCTCTTAGTAACGGTCTAATTGTAAATCATCTTTACTGTAGCTGTACAGTAAATGTAAATTCTTTGTTTCAATGTGTTCTGTATTTACTATCTCAAAAGGGTAGCAATTAAGAATATATTTCCCATTGTCAATTTGGACTAAATTATATCTAGTCTTGTCATTATGGTCATAATAGATATTGTACTCTATAGAAACATTTTTATGACTACTGAAGTATATAGTGTATATGATTCCTAGGCTTTTAGCAACCTCACACCAATAGTTTTCGGCCAATAATGTCCATGGATCTGGCCAATTATTTGGGTCGCTAGGGTCTAGATAATAGGTAACAAATGGAGCAGTGCTCCACATCAAATTTACTTCTTCTAAGGCTCTAGGCAAGGGCATATCGCTTATTTTGTGGCGGATGTCCTTCCACTCAGCTAGGCGATCGCTCACCCTGAGATTCCAAAAATTTGTATACATTTGTTAAACTATAAATTGTCTAGTGTAATAGGTAAATGTAGCAGTACTACTAATCATAGAACTAGTGTACTGCATTATCACATTACCGCTTGATGCTACAAAATTAAACATGATACCGGTGTTGGCTGTTTCGCTATAGTCGTCTTCAAAGGTCACAGTGCCATTATATACACCAGCAACTTTGATAGTACCTACTCTGGCATTACCACTTCTAATTAGATTATAATCGATTGTTGTAGCACCAAGTCCGTTAATGCTAATTGGTAAAGTATTGGCAGATGTTTGGTTATCTGCCAAAGTGATAGACATTGGATATACGTTTGACTGTAAGGCAGCTACATTTGATTGTAAAGCAGTTACGTTAGCAATAATGTTTGCTACATTGCTGGTAAGGTTGTTTAATCCTAAAATGCTGTATGTTGTTAATATTTCAGTAGCACCAGTAGCAGGAGCACCCTCAGCAAGTGATCCCTTGCCAATAAACAATCTTTGAGTATCGATAGCCCAACCAAATTCACCACTGTCTAATTGCGGTAAATTTTCTTGTAAACCTCTGCGTACTTGAATCTTAGATATCTGAATAACAGCCATTTTTCAAACCTTGTCTTATTTTTATATTTATGCGAGTTTGTAATACTGTTCAACTCTTTCTAACCACTTGTTAGTCCACTTTTCCCACTCCGCACCTTCTACAGTCCACGTTTGAAATTCAAATGCTTGGCTACACATTAGGATAACACCCTGTTGTATATTAGTGCCGTGTGTTTCATTGTGAGCTAGTCCGTAGGCACATAACTGGAGGAAATAGTCTTCAATCCACTCAGTTTTCTTAGGTTTATTGGTCTGTTTATAGTCAATAATGGCAGGTTTTGACTTGTAAATTCCGCAGGCGTCAGTAGTACCAGCGTAGAGTCCTTCGACGTATAAAGGCACTTCTATACCCCACATTTCGTCTACATGAACTAAGCCTTGCTTGACAATTTCCTGTGCCATTTTATGGCTTTGTATGCTGTAGGGATTAGTACCGGGCTCGCCCATTTTACGATTATTTTTTACATAGTCCTCTAGCCACTTGTGCATACGTGTACCACGATTAGCCGCTTCTGTGGTAATTTCCTGTGCTTTCTTTTCACCAACTGACTTGCGCCAATTGTTAAGGGCTTCTACTTTTTCTCTGGGCTTGGTCTTGTCTAAGATTGTAGTAACACTAGGAACTTTGTTACCACCAGGGGTCGCATATAAGCGTTTACCTTCTACGCTTTCACGTAGGATGGGTGTATAGTTGTATCGTTTAATTAGCATTATAAGTATTTGTTAAAGTTTTCTGGAAATTCACACATAAATCCAATGGTGTATCTGGTCTTGTTACTATTGTTTACTGAAGCGTGGACAATATCAACATTATTTAATAAATAGGCACCGTTGTTATGCGGTATTAGCCCCACTCTATCAAATTTAAAATAACTATCCGAATCCCATCCTATAGGTAAAAATATTTCGCAACACCCTGATTTATACTCAGTTACATCATTAATAATAAGCGTTTTATCAGCATGTGGGTCGACTGTCGATTTAGCATGAACTTTTGATAAAAATATTACTAAAACTTTAACATTATCGTTTTCAAGTCTTTTTACTAGATTTGATATTAGCGGAAAATTTTTTAAAAATTCCCTCGATTCTCCATTCCTAGCACCTAAAATTTGCCAAGGTACCGAAATCTTCTTCTTGTCACGAGTATATGAGTTTTGAATTGGGGAATATGGACTATGGTCAAACGATTCTGTGTTGGCTATAAATTCATCTAATATGCCTTCAGCATCATATTTAAAATTTGTTAATTGTATATATGGAACTGTTTTGTTATTAAATGGGTGTAGTAACTCAGTTTTATTATGAATACTAAATCCAAAATTATATTTAAAAAACTCACAATTTAGATTAGAATATCCCGAATCCAGTACTATAGATTCTGGATAATATATCATATTATTTTCATACAAATTCTTACCGAAATTAGAATTTCCGATTAGTCTATTACATTCACAAATCCACCAAGACACAGGATTTCCAAAAGGTAAGATCCAGTTAGAAACAGTTTTATTTAATATCGTATTATTAAATTTCTTATTATCGGATTCTGAAAATGATAGATAAAATGCCTGTCTTAAATCTGTTCCATTAATTAGTGCTGTAGTAAACTCTAGACTCTGGTCGTTTGTTAAATCTGAATTTATTTTTAATAAATTTAATCCAAATAAAATTTCGTTTGTTATAATAATTTTATTTTTATCAACTGTATAATCAACTTCGATGTTGTTAATGGTTATTTTTAAATTTTTATCGATTTGGGCTATTGACTTATAAATGATTTCTATCATGATTGTTGTTTTTTCTTGTAGTCTTCTATCGCTGATTTAATAGCATCTTCTGCTAATACACTACAGTGTATCTTTACCGGCGGTAGGGCAAGTTCTTCAGCAATCTCGCTGTTCTTAATCGCTTGAGCTTGGTCAAGCGTGCGGCCTTTAAGCCATTCAGTGACGAGGCTCGAACTAGCAATTGCACTTCCACATCCGTAAGTTTTAAACTTAGCATCAGTGATAATGCCATTATCGACTTCTATTTGTAATTTCATTACATCACCGCAGGCAGGCGCACCTACCATACCAGTGCCTACTTTAAGAGAGTTTTTATCTAAACTACCTACATTGCGTGGGTTTTCGTAGTGTTCTAAAACTTTTTCAGAATAGGCCATAGCAAATCTCCAATGTTTAACTATTATTGTAAACTATTTATTATTGTCAGTCAACCAATGAGTTGGAAATCGTACTTGATCTAAATCTTCTTCTTTAATTTCTTTAATTTCAAAAATAGGTTTATCCATTTGTTTATATTCACCTAACGCTGTATGCCAAGTCAACTCTTGGGGACAAAATTCGCATTGCGGGATATGCGTATCTTTAGTAGCAACAAAATCTTGTAATTCTTTCTCGGAACAATCTGCTGTTAACGGTTCGTAACTATACAATAATTCACGTTGCCTGTCGTCTAATCGCAGGTCAAATTGTTTGTCAAAATCAGGAAGACCACTCATAGCAGGACATTTATATAATTTACCATTATACATAGTATGATCATGCTTCATATCACAGGAATTAAATGCTGTCTTGGCATTGCTATTGTGTAAAATCCAATGGTCATCTTGTTTAATTACTGTACTTTGATGAAATGTAAAGGCTTCAAATGTACCGGCAAGATATTTCCATTGTTCTTTTAAAGCATCTGCTGTTTCTGGATTATGTAGGCTTAGACCAAACCCAACAGCATACTTGTCCCATAATTTTTTATATTGAGGTTTGAAATATGTGCCATTTGTTTGTATCATAATTACAGCATTAGGCCATAATCTACGTAAATTAGCACACCATTTTTCTAAATCTGGATTGAGGGTAGGCTCGCCGCCAATGATAGTAATACGTGGTAAATCTAAACGTTCGGCCCATTTCTCATACTCTTCTGCATAATCATCCCAATATTGGTGGCCTTTAAAGTTCAAATCATTAAACCGATTACATCCTCGACAGGTGAGATTACATACATTAGTTATATAGAATTCTACTACAGGAAATATCTTGATCATCTAGTATTTAATACTAGAATATATCTGCGTCGCGTTTTTTAGCAGCACGTGTTGCCATGCTGTTAACATCGTCTACTGGGTTTTGTGTAGGATTGCCTTCTGGCGGGTTTACAGTTTCAGCTTCGTCACCTGAACTAATTGGATTAAGTTCTACGTAATTTTTATTGAAACTTTTGATTAGATTTTTTACTGCTGGGTTTGAGTCATTAGCAGCAACTAATGAATCATAACTAAAGGTTCTATCTGTGTTTAGAACCATATTAATTAAACTTTGTGTGTTGATTTTAGGTAGTTGGTCGCGATCTTTGTAACGGTGTTGGATTAACTCCAGAGCTGTTAATAAATTATTCTCTGGAGTGTTGCCTTTGCCATGTTCAAATTCGTATAAACGCACGATTAACGACGTTCTCTGCCAAGTTCTTCAGTGCCGCCAACTGCCGCATCACTAGCTGCAAAGCCGTCACCTTCTGGTTCTTCTTGATCAAAGTCACTTGGTGGAGGAAGTTCAGCACCAAGGTCGTCTGTAGGAGCACCACCCAATGACATTGGATTATCAACTTGCTCACCACTTAGAATACGCACGCCATTGTCAACGCCTTCACGTGCTTGTTGTAGATTTGACATTAGAGTTGCTAGTGTTTCACCTACTGCGTTTTTAAAGCCGTCAGCTTGTTCACTACCAATTTGATCACGGATGCTGTCTAATAATTGTGGAAGTTGTTCATTTTGCATTTTACCAACTTTCTCAATTGCGTCTTGAACACTGTCAACCATATCTTTAGCAGCTAACAATACTTCGGCATTGCTTACTTCGCCTTCGTTAAGTTGACTACGTTGTTCATCAAGCCATTGAGTTAGGCTTTCTTGAACAGTAAGCAATTCCATATAACGTGGGTTACGTTCGGCTGTATGTACATTTGTACTACGACGAATGCTATTTAGATTAGCTGCAATGGTTTCACTTAAACGATGTGCCTTAGCATACGTAAGTGTATCAAAATTAATTTTAAAACCAAAACGGCTTTCCATTAACTTGTTTAATTTCTTAGATGTTTTAGTTTGCATTTCTGCGAGTTTCATGGTCAACTTCCTATTTAGACTTTAATATATTTAGCCAAGTTTAGATTTTTTTCAATTTCTTTTTTTACGGCTTTAATTTTGTGCTGCACTTCTAAATAACGTGTACTGTAATATTCTTCACCCCATTCGTCACCTTTAGACTGCGCTTTTTTATAGCGTATTCTATATAAACTAGCATCGAATTCTAATCTATTTAGTAGACTATCATTGTCTTGTATATCTTTAGCTAGCTTTGTCTGCTTCTGATGTAGAGCAATACAATAAAATATGGCGTCTTTTCTAGTAAAAAAGTCAAATATTTGTTGATCTTTTACACTTACTCGCCAAGTTTTGTCATGGATTTTTGTCACACGATACTTACCCACTAAAACATCTGCGCCAACTTGGAAACAGAATGGAAATTCAGTTGTGGTATTAGTGAGGGTGTTAAATTCGTTTTGAGTAAAACGTTGTATCTTCTCTATGTTAAATTCAGCGTTTTTTGTAGTAGATTTTGCCATCTTCATTGAATCGCAATAACACATCTTTAGTTGTAAGATTGTTTGCTAACAGTTGTTCACGTTCATCCAAGTGGCTTTTTGGTATAGCATCATCAGTAACGAAACGATTAAGTAATTCAGTTTCTTCGTTAGTGATCGGTAATAAAATGTTGTTTGTTAATTCGATAATTTTCATAAAGCCAACTCTTTGTTAACTTTATTTATTACTTGAGAAACTCGTGGCCAAGATAACCAAGGAGTGCTGAAAGGATAACGCCAAGAATAGTGACTGTCCAACCCATAACATTTGTGCTACGGTTTTCTAGTTTAGTTTCAAGACTGTCTTTAATATTGATAAGATACATTTCCATCTTATCCATACGTTGTTCAAGGTTGTTTAGTTTCGTATCCAAAGCGCCGTACCTCACAGCACATATTTCAACGTGGGCTTCTAAACTCTTCTTCTCAATATTTGTAGGTGTGGTCACCGCTCGTCTCCAGTACGATGCCGTCTACTATGCCTTGATGTTATGCCTTAATATGTGCCTTAATGAATGCCTGTAGCATCTAATGTATTTAACTTACTCGACTAAACTGTTAAAGTATATGTTTTTCCAAGGACCACTGGTATAAAATATGGGTTGTTCTGGTTGAACAGTTTCAGTTAAATTTAGTATAATAGGAGTGGTCTTGAAATCAAACTTTAATAGTCCATAACGATCGCCACCGTCATTAAAGATGTTATCATAGTCTACAGCAAATTTAAAATACCATACTCTTTGTTGTCCTTGATAGTTAATACCAAAGTTGTTGTTAAAATAACTAATATCTTCCATTAGAATGTTAGTTTCTAGGATATTAGGTTGTGTTCGTAGGCTAATTGCTTGTATAACAGTTTCCCAATTACGTTGTTGATTCCTCTCTAACGCCAGTTCTTTAAGATATTTGGTCTGTCCTGTAGGAGTAATGTCGACTAATGTAAATCCTTCATAAATGTAGCTCATGCGAATATTTATAGCCAACAAAAAAGGCACTTAAAAAAGTGCCTTTTTAATTCAATTACTAATAATTTATATTAGTATGTGAATGCAGCTACAGTTGTACCAGCTACGCCTGAACCATTAACTGCTGTGTTGCAATAACCTTGTAAGCTATATGCGCCA